GTCAAGAACGCGTCTCGGTCCTTCTTCTCTTCTTTATAGGAGGAGAAGGGCCGCGAGAAGCGATAGACGAAGTCCGACAGACGAGTCTTAAAGCCTCCCTTAACGAGGTCTCCCTCCACGACCACGTGATCCTTAACAGCCACGAGCCCAGCACGTTCATAGCGCCAGGCCTCCTCGTATTCAGCATCTAGTTTACTACAGAACTGGATGTCCCGCAGCAGAGCTCTGCCGATACGACGAGTGTGGTAAAAGTTAGGATTTCGGTAGTCAGGAGAGGTCCATGCGACGATCCTCGAAAGGCCGAAGCGCGCAGCCAGATCCTTTTTTAAATTTTTTTTAGATACATAACATACCCCCTTTAGAACGATACCCTCTGGTTTTTCCATAGACGGACCAGCGCGACCATCAGATTTAGTGAATCCCACCTTTTCAAGTGAGATCACCTTCTCATAATGTTCGCAATCCATCCATAGACGAGGGCGGCTTTCCTTAGCCCAAACCATTCTTTTTCTCAGGAGCATATCATGTCTTTTCTTTATCACCCGAGGAGGAGTGGAAGTGTCCGACAATCCCGCTGGATACACGATTGTCTTTAAGGCATCTTCACACCCGAGGCCACCCCACGAGACCGGGAGCTCAGGAAGGAGGGTAACATCTAACTCAAGATGATCACGCATCTTCTCGTCAAGAAGTGGTGATCGGTAGATGTTAATCCAAGATTCGTGAGGACATAAATGACTCTTCCCATTGATGCCAGACAGCATACTAGGAAGAATCGGTCCCACGTTTCTTAAGCCTTCCCGAGTAGTCCAGAGCTGCGAGTTAACCGAAAAGTACTCCCTACTTTCCGGCGACTTCGCAAGACTTGGGACCCCTCCAAATATCTCCAGAGTGGAAGCCCATCGTTCCCCCTCGGTTCTTTCTTTTCTATTTTTTTTATTACTTTCAAACGGAAGAAAACGATCGGTTTTCTCTCCCCAGGTCACGTAATCGTCCCCATTGACTCCTATCTTGTCATAGGTAAGAACAAAGTTCTTAAGGTCTTGGTTGCTCAAGCCAAGAACGTAGTCAGTGAGGCCTTTAGATTCGAGACCAATTAGGAGACCGATAAGGCAAAGGATTGGAAAGGAGAAGTCAGAGCCCATCATCTGGCCCCATACTTGCTCACACATCAATAGCCATTCTCCGTTTGGAAGCTTTTCGTGGAATTTACATTCTGTGATGAAACCGCGCATCTCTTTGCGAGCTTGTGATGCGTCGACCCCGAAATCGAAATTGTCACAGAAGAAGTCTATGACAATATTTGCGAACATAGGATCGAAATTATCGGTTGCGGCCTCAAGATCACCGCTACAGAATGTCTCTCTATCTGACAATGCTGTCGGACAGCACTCTTCCACCCACTCCTCAACACTTCGGCCAGCGATCATCCAGGAACATTCACGCAAACGAGTGAACATGAACTCGTTCAACCAAGAGTAGCGCGAACTTGCTACACTTGAAATCGTGATAGTCCTAAATTTTCCGCCAGAGTATATCGTTTTTGCACTGACCACGTCCACATTTGACGGGTCCAGTCGGTAATCGGAATATAAGAACTCCCGCTTACCCCCCTTAGAACGGGGCATTTCGATACAACTCTTGCCAGAGTTGGGGGCGCGACCTCTGGTCTGAATAGACCGGTCGCGTGAGTAGAAGAGCACTTTGCAGATCCGACGCAAGAGAGCTCCACATTTTTGTTTTCTTATTTTTTTATTGATATCTAGTTCCGCCCTTACTGTACCAACACGCTTG